TACCATCTGCACTGCTCCCCACCGGTCAAAAGCTATCTCTCGAATGTTATATTTTTCTTCCAAATGCTCTATAAACTTCTCGATGTATCCATAGTGAACAACGTTGCCTTCAGTAGTTTCGAGAAACCCCTGACGATTCCATATATCATATGGAACATGGTCTCTATTGATTCTAAGCGGTATGTTATCTTCTGGTATCCAAAAGTAAGGCAACACATGGTATTTATCGTTTTCATCAATAGGAGGAAAAACCAAAACAAATGCTGTAATATCGGTAGTTGACGATAAATCTAATCCGCCGTAGCACACACGTCCTTCTAAATCAGCCTCATCAATAGCAAAATCACATTTATCCCATTTTTCCATCGGCATCCATCGCACCGACTGCTTTACCCACTGATTGAGTCTGAGTTGACGGAATATATTTTCCTCGGCTGGATTCTGTCTTGCCGAATCACATGCTATTCGTACCTTGTCTATTCCAACAGTTATCCCCAGTGATGGATTAGCTTTTTCCCATACTTTAGGGTCAGTCCAATCATCATTTTCTTCCGCACCATAAATTACAGGATAGAAAGTTCTATCGACTTTTCTTCCTTCTAGTATGTCCTTTGCCTTCTGGTGAGTTTCGTAGCAAATGCTGTGAGTGTCAGTCCCAGCAGTGGTGATAAGAAAATAAAGAGGTTGCATTCGTGCATCTCCTGAGCCCTTGGTCATAACATCAAATAGCTTTCTGTTCGGCTGAGTATGAAGTTCATCGAATATAACACCATGAACATTAAAACCATGTTTACTATAAGCTTCTGCACTCAGCACTTGATAAAAACTATTAGTTGGGAGAAAAATTATTCTCTTCGTTGCCGCTAGAATTTTCACACGCTTATTTAAAGCAGGACACATTCGGACCATGTCTGCTGCAACTTCGAAAACAATCGAAGCCTGCTGACGATCTGCAGCACAGCCATATACCTCGGCTCGTTCCTCTCCATCACCACAGGTAAGAAGAAGGGCAACAGCTGCAGCCAGCTCGCTCTTGCCCATCTTTTTGGGTATCTCAATATAAGCTGTTTCGAATTGCCTGTATCCATTTGGTTTAATGATTCCAAATAAATCTCGGATTATCTGCTCTTGCCAGTTTATCAACTCAAAAGGCTTACCCGCCCATGTTCCTTTAGTATGGCATAGACACTGAATAAAATTTACAGCCATGTCAGCTTGAGACTTGCTATAAATGGAGCGTTTTGCCATAAACGGTGTTGGTTTGTAGTTTCTAAGTTTTCTCATATTTTTCCTAACGAATAAAGGCCCTCAAATGAGGACCTCGCATAAGCAGTAGGAATACTCTATTCACCGTAAATGATGAAATTTACATATTCCTTTGGGTGTTCTTCTATAAAAATTACTAGTTCATTAAATCCCATCTGGTCAGCTATAACCTGGACCTGTGCACTATCAAACATGTTTGTTCTGCCGGTATCTCTTACCTGAAGAATTTGATCACGAATTTTATCGTTCATTTTTAATTCCTCCCATACTGTTCTTGAATGCAGAATTACCAGATAAGTTTTTTAATAAAATTCTGCGCTCTGTCTTGTACTCATCTCCAACAAATCCAAGCCTAACCAGAAAGCATCGAAAAGCATATTTTTCATTAATAACCTGAACATCCGGCTTGTCATTCACACGCTTAATAGCCTTAGCAAAGTTACAAAGTTTATATATAAACTCGCTGTATGCTTGAATGTTTTCTGGGCTTATCTCTCCGGAAAAGGCAGGAAATATTATCCTATCTTCTTTCTCGATAATTTCTATACCCTCGGTTCCCAGTGCATGAGATATCAGTGTTTTCTTGCTTTTCAGAATCATCCTAAGATTTTGAATAGATTGTTCAGTGAATTCGCTTTTTGGTATCTCCAGTATGATATCATCAATCTTTTTTTCAGCCATTATATAGCCTCCCTCATTTTCTGTACTGTATTAATTGCTCTTATCAAAAGGAATTGCAAGCAATATCACAGTTGTTGAAGGACTATATCAAGCTGTCTCTTGTATAAATCAAGTTCAAATTTATAAAGAGGAATTTTGTTCTCACCGTAATCAAGCAGTTTATCTACATCCGATTCACAAATTGAATACTTGTTATTTTCAAATGACCAGTTTAACTCAGGAAAAGATGGAATTTCAGGAAGTTGAGGAATCATTCCTTTTAGAACTTCTTGGTAATTATCCTGCTCAGGTTCTATTGTTTCAGTGCTTGTGCAACCTGTTAAGACGATCAAGACGAGAAGTACTGTCACCCAAAGGAGCACAAGGCTCAGGAATTGGCTTTTCATCGCTTTTAATCTCCTGTATTTCATCCTGCACCTCCTTTATGTTCTGTATCTTTTTTTCTTTCCGCTTAATCGTCTCAGCAGTATTCTTCACTTCTTTTTTAAGGCTCTTGACCTGCTTTGTTTTTAATGACGAAAAACCTAGTAAACCAAGAATCGTAACTATCAAACCAATAATAAATTCAACCATTAAATTTTCTCTCCAGCCATTTTCTAACTAGTGGTTTCCAAACAGCCATGCATGCCGGATACTGCAAAGAATAAATGGCTACAGTAAACAGTATAATCAGCAATGGAGTGTATTTCATTTCATCAGGAAGCGCAGTCACTGTTATAGAAAAAAAGATTACTACACCAAAGATGATCGAAAGAATTAATGCAACTATTCTGTTCTCTAATTCCGTTGTCCTGTTCTTTCGTATGTATTTTTTATAAAATTCCATGACTAATCCAACGAAAAAGGAAAAGCCAATAAGCATCAATAATAGAATCATTTTTTATCTCCATCGCGGTTAAGCAGAGAGATGAAGTATTCGTCCATTTTTTGCTCCTGGTCCTCACTCTCCCCGTTAATCTCATGGGTCCTCAAGGCCTTAAAGATCACTCGATCATTTTCAAGAGCCATAACCAAGCCGCTTTGGAGAAGTTCAAGTCTTTCATTGATACGTTCCAGAGTCTTGATCTTCTCATCGTTGCGATCAACTTTTTTAGCGTAGCGATTGAGGGCCCATATCACCACACCTCCTGAACCAAAGATGGGAAAAATTAGTGATGTCAGTATTTCAGGAATGTCCATCAGGTATCCCCCTGCATAATCACATCAGCATATTCTATGCGCTTCCCATCACGAATCAGATACACATCTGATGTATTTCCATCATGATTTTTTAGATATCGATTGACAGCAACATCCACAAACTTTGGCTCTAGTTCAATGCCATAGCAAATTCGACCAAGTTGATCACATGCAATTAATGTCGAAGCTGAACCCAAAAAACCATCAAGCACTAGACCATTTGTCTGCGTGCAGAGTTTTATAAGATACGCAATTAATGGAACAGGCTTACTTGACGGATGCCCTTCACCTTCGTCCTTTGAGTTCTTGATTCTTGCAAATTCAAAAACTGTAGTTTGTTTTTGGTCACCATACCAGAGGTGTTTTCCATCTTTACGCCAACCCCAGATGATCGGCTCATGAATATATTTCCAATCAGTACGAGTAAGAACCAGTCTATCCTTTTTCCATACCAGACCAGCCCCAACCTTAAATCCAGAATCTTCAAAAGCATCATGGAATACCCTAGCTTTCGAGGTAGCATAAAAAGTATAAATAGAAGCATCTTTTGCCATAGAATCATGAAAACAAGAGAAAGCTTTTTTCAAAAACTCAAGCCCATCTTTGTCGTTAAGATTGTCATTTGCGATGGTGCCTGACTTGCTCTCAAGCTTCACAAGATACGGTGGGTCGGTGCAAACTAGATTTACTTTCGTATTACCGAGCAATTTCTCATAGGTCTCCGGTAATGTCGAGTCGCCGCAAATTACAGTATGCTTTCCAAGATGCCAGATATCATCTGTTTTTGAAAAGCATGGCTTTTCTAATTCTGCTGCAACATCAAAATCATCTTCTTTACCTTCTGTATCTGTATCAAATACATTAGTCAGCTCTTTTGCATCGAAACCTGTAAGAGCTAGGTCAAAATCAAGACCCTCTAATTCTTCCAATTCAATTTTCAAAAGTTTCTCATCCCATCCAGCATCAAGAGCAAGACGATTATCAGCCAAAATATAAGCTTTCTTTTGAGCCTCTGTAAGATACTCTTCTTTGATGCATGGTACCTTTTCAAGATTCAGTTTCTGAGCTGCATAATAACGGCAATGACCACATAAAATTGTATAGTCCTTTGATACTATGACAGGATTCAAAAATCCGAACTCTCGTATCGATGCTGCTACACGGTCAATTTGCTGTGCGGTATGTGTTCTTGCATTGTTTGAATATGGGATAAGTCTATTTAACTCAACCATTTCATACTGTGCGTTTTTATTTGATTCCATTAATTTTCTCCAACTAATCAAAATTCTCTAGTGAATTGATTATCTTACAAGACCCCATTGGGCGAACTTTTCAAATCCACCTAGGTCTTTTATAAACTTCCGTGCGATTTCTACTATCTCAGAATATGGTTTCCCATCTATTTCGTTATCACCAATAGCACAACTTATTTCATAAGATTTTCCAGTGGCCTGTGCTTTTAACCATACGTAAATATTCAAAGACACATCAGCCTTTGATAGATCTTTTCCATGAAGTCCTCCTCCAGTTATGGAGTCAGCCATATCAGAACCGAGCTTTCTATTAGTTGCTCCTGAATCGACATCAGAACCTCCAGTCCAATAACCAAGAGGATTGATTTCTGCTTCAGGATATAAAGCTTTCACCTCATCTCTATCAGCATGACTTTGGCAGATAATCAGGCGATTTTCATCCAGGATATATTTCCCATCAAATGGAAAGCGATGAAACAAGTCATCAGCAATCGAGCAAAGCTGCTTTTGTTCAGAGGTCAAAGGTACTCCACGGAAAATTCCATTATCAGCACATCGAAGTTCATTTGATTGGTTATCAGCTAGAATATAATCCTGAGGAACACATCTAAAGAAAAGAAGAACAGAACCTACTATTCTTTTAACAATTTTCAAAACTTCTCTTCGACTAATTTCCACCGATGA